TCTAGTATGCCTGTAACAATTGAATACAATATAAATTTTTAATGAAATCACCTTTCTACTTCATAGCTAAGCCTGTGAATGGAAGCCGATATAATAATACAAAAGAAGTAGCCGGAATTGAGTTAATCATAAACACATCAGAAGAAGAACACAAATTCTCAAACCGATACGCTGAAGTAGTCGAGCTTCCATTAGATTACAAAGGCCCAATAACAGTTGGTGACATATTACTTGTTCACCATAACGTATTTAAATTTTATAACGACATGAAAGGTCGTAGAAAGAGCGGTAAAAGCTTTTTCAAAGAAGACTTATTCTTTATTGAGAATGACCAATTTTATATGTACAAGCATGATGGTAATTGGTACTCTCACGATAGGTATTGTTTTATAAAGCCTATTGACGCAAAAAAATCGTATATTATGAAGCCTTTCAAAGAAGAGCCTTTGATGGGTGTAATGCGATACCCCAACGATTATTTAATCAGTAAGGGTGTCAAAGAAGGAGATACTATATGCTTTGAGCCTGAGTCTGAGTATGAGTTTGACGTTGATGGTGAAAAGTTATATAGGATGTTTGATCACAATATAACAATGAAGATATGTCCTTAATGATTATGGAAGATGTCCTTGCCAATCCAGATGCATATGTCGATGACATATATAGACTAGGGTTTGGTGAATTTGAAGACGGTGAAAATGTTTTCAAGGGAGTTCAACAAAGGCCAAATACTGATGAGTTTGCTTACGTAGTAAGTGAGTTGTTTCCGAACTACGATATTGCTTTGAACTTTGTAAGGAGGTCTCCATATATGCAAGAGGAACCAAACTTCATCCATACAGATGAAATGATGGGTGATGTTACGTGTATACTTTATTTGAATAAATACCATCCTGATGAGGATGGTACTACGTTATATGATGACGAGGGCAAACCATCGATGATAATAAAAGCTAAATACAATAAAATGTTTTGCTTTGACTCATCAATGGTTCACTCACGTAATATGTATAATAATTTCGGTGAAGACCGTGATGCAAGATTAATTCAAGTTATATTTTTAATTAGAAGAGATGAGTGATTCAAATGAAATCAAATTGAAGATTATTGAGGCAGGAAGACAAGCTGTTGAACAACTAGTAAAGGTTGCTAGGGAGGATATAATAAAACCCGACCCAGACGATGAACTAGCTGCCGATCGTTTGAAAAATGCTGCTGCAACAAAGAAGTTAGCAATCTTTGATGCGTTTGAAATTTTAAACAGGATAGAAGCAGAAAAAGAAAGTCTAGAAATGTCTTCAAAAGGCTTAGATTCATATACGCAAAGTAAGCAAGGTTTTGCAGAACGAAGATCAAAATAGCATATACCGCATTATACCTGACTATGTCAAGAAAGCGACTAGGCTTAGTAAGAATTCTTCTAGGTCCTGGAAGTATGGATATGATGACAAATATGATATGGTCGTTATATCTAAGACTGGTCAGATAGGTGATGTTATTGAGATATCGGGTTTAAAGATTGCACTACCTGCTGTACCTAAAGATGTATTTAAAAGGAGTGATGTACCTTCCGAGCAATATTGGGAGCGTACTCCATTGCCAAATGAACTAAGTAAGATAACTTCCATTTTCAAATGGAATGAGATGCCATCTACATTTAAGAACCGATGGGTTGATTATGTAGAGAATCAGTTTGATTATCGTGAGGATGGTTATTGGTTCATGAATAATGGAATGCCTACGTACATTACAGGTAGCCATTGGATGTATTTACAGTGGTCTAGTATTGATGTTGGATTCCCAGATTATCGTGAGGCCAATAGAATATTCTTTTTGTATTGGGAGGCTTGTAAAGCTGATAAGAGGTCATTCGGTATGATTTACCTGAAGATTAGACGTTCGGGTTTTTCATTCATGTCATCATCAGAATCTGTAAATATTGCAACTCTCGCTAAAGACGCTAGGGTAGGTATATTATCTAAGACAGGTTCTGACGCTAAAAAGATGTTCACGGACAAGGTAGTTCCGATAAATAATAAACTACCATTCTTTTTCAAGCCCATCATGGATGGTATGGATAAGCCAAAAACAGAATTAGCTTATCGTGTACCTGCTTCTAAAATCACTAAGAAGAATATGCATGATCTCGATAGTGATATTGATGGCTTGGATACAACCATTGACTGGAAGAATACAGAGGACAATAGTTATGATGGTGAGAAGCTTTTGTTTTTGGCTCATGATGAGAGCGGAAAATGGATTAAGCCAAATAACATATTGAATAACTGGCGTGTAACTAAAACTTGTTTGCGTCTAGGTAGCAAGATTATTGGTAAATGTATGATGGGTTCAACATCTAATGCTTTGAGCAAAGGTGGTGAAAACTTCAAGAAGCTTTACGAAGATTCAAATGTATCAAACAGAAATGCCAATGGTCAGACTAAATCAGGTCTTTACTCTTTGTTCATCCCTATGGAGTGGAATATGGAAGGCTTTATTGATAGGTATGGGATGCCTGTATTTAAGAAGCCAAAAGAAGCTGTTATAGGAGTAGACGGAGAAGATATAGTAAACGGTGCTATTGACTATTGGGAAGCTGAAGTTGAGTCTATGAAAAGCGATGCTGATGCTTTAAATGAGTTTTATCGTCAGTTTCCAAGAACGGAGTCTCATGCATTCCGGGATGAGAGTAAGCAGTCTATATTCAACCTAACTAAAATATACCAACAGATAGATTACAATGATGCTATGATAAAGGAGCATTATCTAACTAGAGGTAGTTTCCATTGGAAAGATGGAGTTAAGGATACCACTGTTGTTTGGTCACCCAATAGGAGTGGTAGGTTTTTAGTGAGTTGGTTGCCTGAAAAGAATCTACAGAATAGAGTAATAAAAAAGAACGGATTAAAATATCCTGGTAACGAGCATATGGGTTCATTCGGTTGTGACTCATATGATATATCTGCTGTTGTTGGGGGTAGAGGTTCTAATGGTGCTTTACATGGCATGACTAAATTCCATATGGATAACGGCCCTACGAATGAGTTCTTTTTAGAGTATATAGCTAGGCCTCAAACGGCTGAAATATTTTTTGAAGAAGTTTTAATGGCTTGTGTATTTTACGGAATGCCTATTCTTATTGAGAATAACAAGCCTAGGTTATTGTATCATTTTAAAAATAGAGGATACAGAAACTTTTCTTTAAATAGACCTGATAAGCAATATTCTAAATTAACTAAATCAGAAAGAGAGCTTGGAGGCATACCAAATAGTAGTGAAGATGTGAAGCAAGCACACGCTGCTTCTATCGAGTCATACATAGAGAAGCACGTAGGTCTAGATACCTCTGGAACGTACAGAGATGCTGATGTTATGGGTTCTATGCCTTTTTCAAAAACACTTGAAGATTGGGCTAAATTCAATATAAACGATAGAACTAAATTTGACGCATCAATCAGTTCAGGATTGGCTATAATGGCTAATCAAAAACATCTGTATGTGCCTGAAAAGCAAGAGTCCAAAATTAGCATTAACTTTGCTAAGTACTCGAACAAGGGTAATATAAGCGAAATAATTAGATGAAGGATGTAAAAATCAATATAGCTAATACTAGTTTCCCGAATCAATTTGCTACTGACGAGGAGAAGATGTCTCCTGAATATGGCCTCCAAGTTGGACAAGCTATTCAGTATGAGTGGTTCAGAAAGGACGGTGTTAACTGTCGGTATTATAGCCAGTGGAGGGAATTCCATAAACTAAGATTGTATGCGAGAGGCGAGCAGCCTGTTCAAAAGTACAAGAATGAATTAGCCGTTGATGGTGACTTATCTTATTTAAATCTTGATTGGACTCCTGTTCCTATTATCCCAAAGTTCGTAGACATTGTGGTAAATGGTATGGCTGACCGTTTGTTTAAGGTTAAGGCGTATGCGCAAGATGCTATGTCTCAATCTAAGAGAAGTAAATACCAAGATATGATTGAAGGTCAAATGGCTGCTAAGGACATTTTGACTATTATTCAAGATAATACAGGTGTTAATCCTTTCTCTATGGATCCTGATGACCTTCCTGCAAACGATGAAGAGATGTCTTTGTATATGCAGCTTAATTACAAGCCTGCAATTGAGATTGCTGAAGAGGAAGCTCTTAATACCATTTTAGAAGAGAATAAGTATTTAGATTTAAGAAAGCGTGTTGACTATGACCTTGCTGTTTTAGGTATAGGTGTAATGAAGCATGAGTTCTTAAAAGGTTCTGGAGTTCAACTTTCATATGTTGACCCTGCCAATATAGTATACAGCTATAGTGAAGACCCTTACTTCAAAGATTGTTTCTACTGGGGTGAGATAAAGACTTTGCCAATTACTGAGTTAATTAAGATAGACCCTAGTCTTACTAATGAGGACCTAGAGGAGATATCCAAGTATAGTCAGAGTTGGTACGATTATTATAATGTAGCTCAGTTCTATGAGAATAGTATCTTCCATAGAGATACCGCTACCTTACTATACTTTAACTACAAGACAACTCAAAAGATAGTTTACAAGAAGAAGTATCTTGATAATGGTGGTGTGCGTTATGTAGAAAAAGATGATTCATTCAACCCTCCTGCTGAAATGATGGAGGAAGGTCGATTTGAAAGAATTGAAAAAACTATTGACGTATGGTACGAGGGTGTTATGGTGATGGGTACTAATATTATTCTCAAGTGGGAGCTTGCTAAGAATATGGTTAGACCTAAGTCTTCATCTCAACACGCAATACCTAATTATGTTGCTTGTGCTCCAAGATTATACAAGGGTAATATTGAGTCATTGGTTAGGCGAATGATACCATTTGCTGATTTGATTCAGATTACTCATTTGAAGTTGCAGCAGGTAATTGCTAGAACTGTACCTGATGGTGTATTTATTGATGCGGATGGATTGAATGAAGTTGACTTGGGAACAGGTGCTGCTTACAATCCTGAGGACGCTCTTAAGTTATACTTCCAAACGGGTTCTGTTATTGGTAGATCGTATACGCAAGATGGTGACTTCAATAATGCTAGAGTTCCAATTCAAGAGCTTAATTCAAATTCTGGAGCCAATAAAGCTCAGATGTTGATATACAACTATAACCACTATCTAAATATGATACGTACGGTTACCGGATTGAATGAAGCTAGAGATGCGTCAACTCCTGATGCAAACTCTTTGGTTGGATTGCAGAAGCTTGCAGCATTGAATTCAAATACCGCTACTAGACATATATTGGATGCAGGTCTTCATATTGTTAAGAGTATATCTGAGGCATTAACTTATCGTATAGCTGATATTTTAGAGTATGCTGATTTCAAGGATGACTTTGCAAGCAGAATAGGGAAGTACAATGTATCTATATTGAATGAGATAAAAGACTTGTACATCTATGACTTTGGTGTTTTCATTGAGATATCTCCAGATGAGGAGCAGAAAGCTCAGCTTGAGCAGAATATCCAAATGGCTTTATCTCAAGGTGATATCAATCTTGAGGATGCAATTGACATTCGTGAGATTAAGAACATCAAGTTGGCTAACCAATTGCTTAAGGTTAAGCGTATCAAGAAGCAAGAAAAAGAGCAGCAGTATGAGATGCAGAAGCAACAGATGGTTGCTAATCAGCAAATGGAATCTCAGAAGATGGCGGCTCAAGTTGCCTTGCAGAAGATTGATGCTGAAGGCCAAAGTAAGATGCGTACTAAACAGGCTGAGATTGCTTTTGAAATCGAGAAGATGAAAAATGAAGCAGAGCTTAAGCGTATGTTGATGGCTGAAGAATTCCAATATCAAATGAGGATTGCTGAGTTACAAGGTGGTACTTTGAAGGATAGGGAAGAGATGAAAGAAAAAGCAAAAGATAAACGTATAAGTTTACAAAACACACAACAATCTAAACTTATAAGTCAAAGGAAAAACGACTTACCTCCTATCAACTTTGAATCTAACGAGGATAGTCTAGATGGTTTTGACTTAGCAGAGTTTGAACCGAGATAAAAAAATTATATTAAATTTGCAATTATAAAAATCTAATCAAATGGAAATTAAAGTAAAAGAGGTTAACGTAGGTGAGGAGAAAAGCGTTCAAGAAGTTGAAGAGCAGCTCCTTAACGAACACGAAGAAAAAGTAGGCGCAGAAGAAGAAAACCAAGCGCAAACAGAAAGTGTTCAAGAAAACGAGGTGATCAGTGACACTGAACAGCCTGCTGAAGTTGTACAAGATGATGTACAATCTGATGTACAAGCACCTGAGTTAACCGAAGAAGACGTTCTGTCATTTATAAAGAATAGGTATGATAAGGAAATCAATTCTATTGATGACCTTGTTACTGAGCGTGAGCAAGAAGATTTACCAGATGATATTGCCAACTACATGAAGTATAGGCAAGAGACTGGTAGAAGTTTTGATGATTACATGAAGTTGAATGAAGACTTCGATAGTATGAATCAAGATTCTTTATTACGCCAATACTTTAAACAAACTCAAGATGGCTTAGATGATGAAGACATTGACGTTCTAATGGAAGATTATTCTTTTGATGAGGACATAGATGACGAATCAACTATAAAGAAAGCCAAAGTTGAGAAGAAAAAAAAGATTGCTGAAGCCAAAAAATATTTCAACTCTCAGAAGGAGAAATACAAAGTGCCCCTTGAGTCAAGTACGGCATCAATTGATCCCCAAGAGAAAGAAGATTTGGAGGCCTATAAGCGATATATTGCTGAGGCAAAAACAATTGAGGAAGAGTCTGAGCGTAAACGCAATTGGTTTGTTGATAAGACCAATGAAGTTTTCAATGATGAGTTCAAAGGTTTTGAATTCAAAATCAATGATAACGTGATGCAGTTTAAGCCAGCTGAAGCTTCGGAACTTAAAAAATCTCAGTTGAATCCACAGAACTTCATACAGAAGTATTTGGATGAGAACGGGATGATTAAAGATGCCAAAGGTTACCACAAGAGTTTAGCCGTAGCCATGAACCCCGAAAGGTTCGCAAAGTTCTTTTATGAACAAGGTGTTGCAGCAGCGACTGAAGATGTAAACAAAAAGATTAAAAACATCGACATGAGTGAACGCAAATCTCCTGAAATTGTGAGCAAGAACGGAGTACAGGTTAGGTCTGTGAATCCTGACTCTGGAAGGGGATTGAAAATTCGCAGTAAACGAAAAAACTAAAAAACTAAAAAACTAAAAAAATGTCTGTATTAACTACACCTGGTTATCAGTTGCAGCCATCCGCTCAACAGGTAGCCCTCGCTACTAACTATATTACCGACTTCAACTTCTTGAATCAGTATCTTCCTGATACTTATGAGAAGGAGTTCGAGCGTTACGGTAATCGTACTGTTGCATCTTTCCTACGTATGGTGGGAGCTGAGATGCCTTCTAACTCTGACTTGATTAAGTGGGCTGAGCAAGGCCGTTTACACGTTAAGTACACCAACTGTACTACAACTGTAATCACTAACTCTGACACAGCTACTTTCACAATCAACGATGTACTTAATCCTGATCGTGCTGCTATTGGCCTTACTGCTGGTAGTATCGCTATCCGTGTAGGTCAAACTGTTGTTGTTACTCCTAATGCTAACCCAACTGGTGCTGCTACCCAGAACAAAGCTATTGTTACTGCTGTAAACACTGGTGCTGGTACTATTGACGTAGCTTTCTACGAAGCTGCTGGTATGAGTAATGGTAACGCTGGTAACACTTACTCTATCTTCATTTACGGTTCTGAGTTCGGAAAAGGAACTGACGGAATGCAAGGTTCTTTGGAAGCTGACGATGAAATCTTTGAAAATAGCCCAATCATCCTTAAGGATAGATACTCTGTATCTGGTTCTGACATGGCTCAAATCGGATGGGTTGAAGTTTCTACTGAGAATGGTGCTACTGGTTACCTTTGGTACTTAAAGTCTGAGCATGAGACTCGTCTACGTTTTGAAGACTATCTTGAGACTTCTATGATTGAAGCTGTTCCTGCTGCTACTGGTTCTGGAGCTGTTGCTGCTGGTTACAAAGGTTCTGAAGGTGTATTCTACGCTGTAAACAACCGTGGTAACGTATTCGGTGGTGGAACTCCTGAGACTTTGGCTGACTTTGATAACATCATCAAGCGTCTTGACAAGCAAGGTTCTATTGAAGAGAACGTATTGTTCTTGAGCCGTGACTCTAGCTTCGCTATCGATGATATGTTAGCTGAGCAGAATAGCTACGGTGCTGGTGGAACTAGCTACGGTCTATTCGACAACGATGAGGAAATGGCCTTGAATCTTGGATTCTCTGGATTCCGCAGAGGTTATGACTTCTATAAGACTGATTGGAAGTACTTAAACGACCCAACCATGCGTGGTGGAACTGATACCGATGGTATTACTTTCGGATCTAACACTGCTAGTTTGGTTACAGGTATGTTAGTTCCTGCTGGTTCTACTACTGTATATGACCAAATCATGGGTAAGAACGCTAAGCGTCCATTCTTGCACGTACGCTACCGTGCGTCTGAGACTGAGGATCGTCGCTACAAGACTTGGATTACTGGTTCTGCTGGTGGTGCAATGACAAGCGAAAAAGACGCTATGGAAGTTCACTTCCTATCTGAGCGTTGTGTTTGTACTTTAGGTGCTAACAACTTCTTCTTGTTCCGTTACGGTGCATAATTCATAATTTGTTTAACATGGGGGATGGTTAATCCCGTCCCCCTTTTTTTTAATATAATCAAATGAAATATAACGTAAAAGCAGGCGATAAGGTGTACCGCCTAAAAAACTCTTCACCTTTATCTTTCATGCTTCCTTCTAGAAGCACAAAGCGTTTTCCATTATTATACTTCGATGAGAAAACCAATTCAAACAGACCTTTACGATATGCTGTAAACCAAAAAAGCCCATTTGAGGATGAGCAAGATGGTAACGCTATTATAGGTGCTGTTATTTTTGAGGATGGTATGTTAAGCGTACCAAAGACTAATCCAGTATTACAAGCTTTCTTACATTACCACCCTATGAATGGGCAGGTGTTTGAGGAGCTCAACTACGAGAGAGATGCTGAGACTGAGCTTGAAAATATGGCTTCTGAGGTTGATGCTTTAATAGCTGCCAAGGAGTTGAGTATTGAGGAGCTAGAGAGTGTATCAAGAATCTTGTTTAATACTGATCCTATGAACTTTACAACCGCAGAGCTTAAGCGTGACGTAATGGTATTTGCTAAGCGAAACCCTCAAGAGTTCTTAGATGTACTTGGGGATCCTGACTTGAAGTTAGAGTCTAAAGTGCGTAAATTCTTTGACGAGGGGCATCTTACATTTAGAAATAACGAACGTGAAGTATGGTTCAATACCAAGTCAAATAAGAAAAAAATGATGAATATTCCTTTCGGGGAGAATCCATTTACATTAGTTTCTTTATATTTGCAGAGTGACGAAGGTATTGACTCTTTGACGTTGCTTGAAAGTCAGTAATAATTTCTGTTTCATAATATTACTTGTTTAATGGTTAAGGGGGAGTTAAAAGCTCCCTCTTTTTTTTTATTTATCTTTGTGTAAAACAAGGTGTAATGATTAACTCTATAAGGAATACGGTACTGTCCGTTCTTAATAAAAACAACTACGGTTATATCTCACCATCAGACTTCAATTTGTTCGCAAAGCAGGCTCAATTAGAGATATTTGAAGAGTATTTCTCAAGGTATAATACCATTGTAAACTTGCAAAATGCACGATTGTCTGGAACTGAATATGGTGATGAACTTAAGACTATAGAGGAGGCTATTGAAGTATTCTCTACTACTAACTACTTGAGTAACAGTGACAGGAATGTATTTTTCTTGCCATCTATCACAACTACAGGTGATGATTATTTCCTACTTAACAAGGTTACTTGCTATCCGGTAAAGTTATTGGATGGTACTACTACAGCGAATACGGCTAATAGGTTGGTTGACTCAGCTGCTGACTTTGTTACTAGTGGCATTGAGGAAGATGATGTTGTAGCAAACAACGACACAGGAGAGGTTGCTGTCGTAACTGAAGTTATAAGTGCTACTGAGTTGGGTTTGTCTGCTAATATATTCACAGCTTTCCCTGAGGCTTATTCTATCTATGATGAGGATGAGTCTAGCGAATCTGAAAAGGTAAGCCACAACAGAATAGATATGTTGCGTAAGTCTTTGCTTACGGCTCCTAATAACAAGTACCCAATATACACGCAAGAGGATATATCTCTCAAGGTATTCCCAAAGACAATAAATTCAGTTGGGCAAGTTTGGGCTCAATACTTCAGGTATCCTGCTGATCCTAAATGGACATACGTTACACTAGTTAGTGGTGAGCCATCTTTCGACCAAACGCAGCCAGACTATCAAGACTTTGAGTTGCCTATAGAGGATGAGTACCGCCTAGTCGCTAAAATACTTCAGTACTCTGGTATGTCTATACGTGAGAACGATATATATAGTTTTGCTAAGAGAGAAGAAACTGAACAGTCTAACAACGATTCTAAATAATAATGGCATATATATCAGACTTTAAATACTACACTAACAACGGTCAAGCTCCTGAGGATTCCAATTGGGGCTCATACCAATACGTTAGTTTGTACGATATAGTAAACAACTTTCAGTTGATGTATACTGGGAATAACTCTCTAGTGAATAATGAAGAAAGGTACAAGATTATCTTCCATGCTAAGAGAGGTATACAAGAGTTGAACTATGATGCATTCAAGGAAGTGAAAGTTCTTGAGTTAGATGTGGCAGAGTCTCTCAGATTTGTGCTACCTCCTGACTTTGTAAATTGGGTTCGTATATCTTTATTCAAGGATGGTATATTATTCCCGATGACGGAGAATGTTCAAATACTATCTTCTAATTCATACCTGCAAGACAATAGTGCGAATATTTTGTTTGATTCAGATGGTAACATATTGAAGCCTGAGAATTCAAATATTGATTATGAGCGTTTGCAAGGAACAAAGAAATCCATCTACCTAAACCCAAACAATATGTTTAATGGGTTAGAGGGTTGGAATATTGATGGGGTATGGTACTTTGACTATGCTGTAGGTAAGCGTTTTGGACTTGATACTACAACAGCCAATGTAAACCCAACTTTTGCTATCGATAAAAAGAAAGGTGTAATAAACTTCAATTCCGACATGGATGGTCAGACTTGTATACTTGAGTATATTTCTGATGGTATGGAGAACGGAGATGACTCTCAAATTTTCGTAAATAAGTTATTTGAGAAGTATATTTACGCTTACATTAATTATGAGATTCTGAATTCCAAATTGGGAGTTCAAGAGTACATAATAGCTAGAGCTCGTAAAGAGCGTGGTGCATTATTACGTAATGCAAAAATAAGAATGAGCAACATACACCCAGGTCGTTTATTGATGGCTATGCGTGGACGTGATAAGTGGATAAAATAATATGGTAAACTTCTCTAGAAACTTTGTACTAGGTAAGATGAATAAAGTCGTTGATGAACGACTTGTTCCTAATGGTGAATATATAGATGCGTTAAATATACGAATGGGATCGACCGAAGGGGCTGAAATTGGTGTTATTGAAAATACCAAAGGAAACTCTAGGTTGACTACATTAAGGTATATTGATGGTACTGAATTGAGTGAAGATGCTAGATGTATTGGAGCTATTGAGGATAGCGAAGAGGAAATTATATATTGGTTTGTTCACGATCCATCATTCACTGTAGGAGCCACAGGTAAATTAGATTTAATTGTTTCTTACAATTCAGTTCGTGATATACTTACTTATCATGTTGTGAGTATAGATGATGGGGGTGGTGTAAATACTAAACTTAATTTCAATCCTGAGTACTTAATAACTGGAGTTGATATCGTAAAGACAGGTAACGGTGATGAGGCGTTAATATTCTTTACTGATTACTATAATCAACCACGATTCATAAATAACTTAAGGAGTTATGCTCTTCCTTCAGGTAATATAGACCAATTGAATGAAGAAGCTTTATTGGTTATAAAGAAACCACCAATTGCTGCTCCAACTATTGAATTATCAAAAACAAATAGTCAAGAGAACTTCCTAGATGAAAGATTTATATCCTTTGCTTATAGGTATAAATATAAGGATGGGGAGTACTCTGCTATATCTCAATTCTCTAGACCTGCATTTGAGCCTAATCCGTATGAGTTTAGTGTAGACAGTTTCTTGAATGAAGGGATGGTGAATTTCTACAACAAGGCTACTATAACTTATAATACAGGAGGCCCATTAGTAACTGGTATTGATATACTCTTCAAAGATATGAGTACTGGCATTATTAAGGTTGTAGAGAAGATTGACAAGACAGGTCCTGATAATACTGATGTTCAGTATGATTTCACCAACAGTAAGATATTTACGGTACTTCCTGAGTCAGAGATACTAAGACTGTACGACAATGTTCCATTGTTAGCTAAAGCCCAAACAATCATGGGTAATAGACTGATGTATGGTAACTATGTTGAGGGTTATGATTTGCTTACCGATGATAATCAACCTGTATTATTAAATTATGTGGTTTCATTGGAGTCTAATGTAATTGGACTAACATCTATAACTGGGTCAACCACTAGTGGTAGTTACACTATCGATGGGGCTATTACAGTTAATGACTCTAGAATGCTAATATTACTTGCTGATGTTGATTTGGTTAAGGGTGCTGCTATATCTATAGATTTTAGATTTGAGCATGACCAGTTTTCTGGAGGTAGTCCATCAGCCACTACGCA